GTTATCCTCTTTATTCCAAAGTTTGGGGTAAGAGCATGAGTTGGTAATATGACCTAGGATGAACCCTGCGGTGCGCGCCAAGTTGAAGCGGCTCTTGTTCAACAGCCATACCCACATGCGTTCCTGTAAGGACAGGGACTCATGGATTACAGATTTGTCGTAGGTGTTAATGATCTTGATTGCCCAGATTACATCCTTCGCGCTAAAAGACCTGTCGTCCGGCTTTAGGAACGGTGAGTCAATGGACTCCAAAAGAACACGATGCCGAAGGCAGAATGGAAGCAAAACCTTGCCGCACACCCTATTGGGCGCAGGCAGGGCTGTGGTAGCCTTGATAAACCGAGTGTCCATACTCGGAAACCCGTTAGGGTTAGATTTGCTCGTACTTGATGCCCTTCACGCTCACTTTACGGAAATCCTTATTGGTACCCTTGTCGTCGATAGACTTGAGGATGTAGGTAATTCCGTTGTAGGTGAACTGGGTGCCGTTTGTGGGAAGAACGTCGGTTTCCAACAGGACTCCGTCGAGGCTGATTTCAGTCCGGCGGTCGTCAAGACGGTCGGTGATCACACGGCCATCTTCGTCGGTAACTTCAACATCGAGCGCGAAGGACTCGGTAATGCCATCGCTTTGGATGGTCATGTAGGTTTCCGTACCCCGTAAACCGAAGAAGTGCGCCACGCCGTAGTCGATAGAAGCCATAGTAGTTCTTTGAGTTTAGCCGAATGTCAAGGGGCAGGGGGGGCTACGGCAAATACCGTGAAATCAAGGACGTTGCCATAGCGGCGCTGGCTCATGCCTTCGTCGTCCGAGTTAATCCACAGGTCGTAGATTTGGCCATCTGTGGCTGGGGTATACAGGGCTTTGACGGCATCGTCGTCATTTAGCAGGTTCATTACCTCTTGTACCCGCGCGCGGTGGGTATCCAGCGTCTCGTCATCGGCAGACGAGTAAACGTACACCTTGAGGCTGATTTGGTAGTTACCAAGGGGGTGGGCGCCAAGGGCATCGGCGGCGGTAGCGTTTTCGGCGTAAACGATGATCTGGGGCAATACGCGCACGTCATCAGCAATACCCTTGTGAACGGCGACGCCGGGGATGCCAGCGGCGATGTAGGGAGTCAGTTTGGACTCCAAGATGCTACGGATTGAATAGAATGGGGTACTCATGGTTGGGTAGAGATGGAGATGCCTTTAAGTTTGTTTGCCGCCTCAAGAATCCTGCCACGGTTTCTGTCACCCTTGAGGATTTGGATAATTTGGTTTCGGAGCGCAAAATGGCGGTAGTTACGAGCCAAAGCAAAAAGGTGCCAAGCCTGCGAGTGTTTACGGGCAATACTGTTTCCGATAAGGACTCCCGGCTTATCGCCAGTCAGTTGCTTGTTGCAGATTGCCGTAGAGGAACCCTGTTCGGTAATCCATTGGGCTTGGCGCATCTTTCCAAGCATTTGACCTGCCCACCACCAGCCAGACTTGAGTTTACCTACGCGCTGTTGGACTTTCTTGACGTATCTGGCGACCATCTTGAAGTCCTCGACGTAGACCTTTTCAGAAGTCTTGCTTTCGTTGACTCGGTAGTGCGGGGAGCCGCGCAATCGCCTATGGATACGATCCAAGTCTCCCATGTTGGGCTGAAGGTAGAATGTGGCCTTACGGGACTTAGCGCTACTCTCAACCTGTTTAAAGTAATCCCAATGAGTAGTGGACGTAAGCCATACCCCATCGCGCTTGGCGATGTCGAAGATGTAACCGGGTTGGTGAGGCTCTGGGAGGGCCATCTTCTGGTTCATCCATGCGGCAAAAACAGAAGGGTTGCCATACTTGGCTACCGTACCTGCTTGGGCTTGGGGTAGGGGGGCAAAAATCTTGCGAATGTCGCGCTCGGCAGAAGCGCGCCCTTTATTGCGAGCCTTGAGGGTAAAGCCTCCGCCTACCTTCTGACCGCCTGTAGACGGCTTTGACTCAAACGGAGGGGTAAAGTCCACCATGTCACGGCACATTAAGCGCGCCTGTTCCTTGACCACATTGGCAAGGGTCTGCTTTACAACCGATGCGTAGACAGCAATAGCCCTGCGTAATTCGGCATTGTCTACCCTTACGTCGCGCTGGGCTGTTGCGACAACCGCCATTACTGGACGAGGGTTTGCACCTTGCAGATCACCCAAGCCGAAGGTGGGCGGTCATTGACGGCCATGATTCGGTATTTGGTAGTATTGAACTCAATGATGTTACCCTTGGCAATTAGACCAACATTGGCGACCGCATCGGTACGCTTGAACTTAATGTCAAACGCCGCGCTGTCCACGAAGCCACCAGTTTCCAAGTCCTGCATGACCATGGGTGGCCCCATAAGGGCATTGAGAGCCACGGGCGCGCCGGAAGGCACATTCTTTACCGTGACCGCCTTGGGGATTTCAGCGAGGATTTCAGCGGCATCAGCCGCCCATTCAGACTGGATGCTCATTTGAGTTTAGCCCGATGTCTACAAAAGGAGAAGCCCACCCCCTTTCGGAGATGGGCCTCTCGGCATTTGCGCGGCGGGGTCTTGCGCTGACCCCTAAACTCGCACCTCGATTACGAGGTGAAGGCGATGCGCTGGAGAGCGTTGGGGTTACCAACAGCCGAACCAACGAGCCAGAGAGCGGACATATTGTGCTTGCCCGTCTGCCAGTTGTACCAGTAGCGAAGCGCGAAGGTGAAGCCCGAATCCGGGTCGGTCACATTCATCTGTTCGCCACCACCCGTGGTCGGGGCGGCAGGGACGCGCGTCACGATGACTAAGCCTTCCTTGCAGGAAGCCACGCCATTGAGATCTTCGTTGAAGGCGGTGCCGGAGGTCGGGAAGCCGTTGTACTCGCTGACAGAGAAGCCGTGAAGGTTCTTGCTGATGGAGTTGTTCTGGATAACATCGCTGTTACCGTACGAGAACGTCTGCGCGACAGAAGCATCCTGCACTAACTGACCCAGAGCGTCTGGGGAGAGGAGCAACTTACGACCCTTGTGAGGGAGGTTAGCCTTGGTCAACTCGGTAGCGGCGTTAGCGATAGCAACACGGTTGAAGTTAGCCTTGGCGCCAGAGTAAGCGGCAGTAGCGAAGTTAGCCACGGTCACCTTGGAAAGCACTTCGTCGAACAGAGACTTCTGGACGGCGTTGGCGATCGGGGCGAAGAACAGGCGACGGAGGCGTTCCAGCGAGAGCGTGGAGGCTTCGTAGTCGGTGAAGGCGACATCGACATACTTGAGGTCGGCGATGGTCACGGGAACGTCCGTGGAGACGGCATTGGCCGGAACGAAGCCGTTGGCGGCGTCGAAGGTCGTAGCGGTGAACGAGTCAGCATAACGGGTATGAACCGTGGTGCCGCGCTCGGCGACGTAGGAACCGAAGTCCGTCACGGCAATTTCCGTGAGGGGTACGAGTTCCGGGACGAGGGTGCGGAGGGATTCTTCCGCAACCAGTTGGAGGGTTAAGCCTCCGATAGCATTAGCCATAGTAGTTTATTATTTAGGGTTTGAAGGGGAAAATTAAGAGACGGTACCAGTCACCTTTTCGTACTGACTTGAGGAGATTTCAGTACGGTAGCGATGGGTGAAGCCGATTTCATAGTTCATCGGGCCACCGGGAGGGGAGGTTTCCGTGAGTTTGATACTAAAGGAAATCGTGGTGACGCCGCTGTTAGCGTCAGCGTCAGTAACAATAGCCGCCCAGTTGTCGGTCAACAGGGTGCCGAGTTCGGCAGTAAGGGTAGCAGGGAGTGCCATGGTAAATTAGGCGAGTTTGAGGACACGCAGGATGGAAGCCTTATTGCGGTCAAAGAACGCTTGCTTATCCTTGGTGCCTTGCTTCATCGCAGACCATTCAGCGACGATCTCGTCATCAGACTTGGAGGCGGCGGTTGCTTCACCGGGGGTGACTTCCACAGGGAGGACGCCAGCGTCAGCGACGATGTTTGCGGCCTTCTTGCCTGCGGTTTCCTGCGCGGCGGCGATACGAGCGACATCTTCCTGTGCCTTCTTGGCAAAGGCTTCAGCGGATGCCAACTTGTCGGCCATGTCCTTTGCTTGCGCGGCGAGTTCGACGAAAGCGGCTTCCTTGGAGGAAATTGCGGCAGTCATCTCTGCGACCTTTGCGGTGAGGGAGGCGACTTCGCCAGCCTTGGCTTCAACTTCGGCAGTCTTGCCCGTGAACGCTTCCTTGAGGTCGGTGTACAGTTTTTCGAGGGTCATCTTGAGTTTAGCCTAATGTCAACGAGACTTCTTGTCATCCGTGTCCACAGGGGGGCAGGACTCGTCTGGGATTTCGGGTGCTTCTTCATCGTCATCCTCGACTTCCTCATCCTTGTCTCCGTCCTTTTTCTTTTTCTTCTTTTTCTTACCCTTGGACACAGGGGCTACGCCATCATCCTTTTCGCCCTGTTCTGGGCTTACGTCGGCGGCATAGGAAGCGGTCGATTCGACCGAAGGCTCTTGGCGCTCAAGGTTGGCGTACACGTCCGCGCCGATGTGCATAAGCAGATCGTCAAGGGTGTCCTTAATGCCCGTTACAAGCATCTTGGTGGCGGCTTTGCGACCAGACCAGCATTGACCCTGCATGTCCTTGATGTCGGCCATGGAGCGCTTACGCATGATGTCGCCGATAAACCAAGCATGGGTATCGGCAACGTCGTCCTCAAACAGTTTACGCTGTTCTGTGGACATCTTGGTTCCGGGGAATCCCGCGCCCTTGGCCCAACCCGACTTGATAAGGTCGAGGGTATAGCCTTCTTCTGCGTATGCCTTGGACTCGTCAAGGACGGGGATGTAAACGCCGATGGAACCGACGGTGGAGGAACCGCTGACAAAGACTTCGTCACATTGGCTCATTAGCCACATGGAGCCAGAGCAGGATTGAGAACACGTCCAGCCGATGGTGCGCTTGCCGCAGTTGTAAATACGATTGGCCAACTCTGGGACGCCCGTGACGGTGCCGCCGGGAGAGTTAAAGTCGAACAGGATGATTTCAATGTTAGGGTCGCGCTCGGCGTCCTCAATCATCTCCTCAATATCATCGACATCGCAACCTCCCATC